TGCACTATCTTGTATATAATATGCAGTTGCATCTGCACCCATAGTGTCGTTGGTTATTCTTAATAATTTTAAATATGTACTGGCTATTGTACTTCCTGTTAATGCCATAATATTTTCCTATTTGTTAAAATTTTAAACAATGTCTTCCCACTTTCGATGTTCGTTCTCCCATGTGTCATTTATTTTGTTCCATAAATCTCTGGCAAGACGGGCTGTTTGGGTAACCATAGATGTAATTCTTAATCTTAATCCTAACATATTAGCCTACATATGCAACGACTTTGCCTGAAGCTAGGGTGAATCCTGTCCACCTACCGAAGATGGTCATGCCTTGAGGAAAGGTTACGCTATCAGATGCTGCACCTGCGTTTGAATCTATAGATGTACCAGTTCCAGCATCATCTGGATATAACTGCTCTGTTTCTGCAATCAGACCACCGCTTCCACTTGCGAAAACTGAATCTTCTATGAATTGGATTGCTACAAAAACGCCTATAGCGTTAGTACAGGCAGTAGTTCCTGTTACGAGTATTGAGCCAGATTGACCCAGTGATAAGTTTTGAGCTTCAGATACGCTAAATTGTGTCATCTTTTTTCTCCTTAGTTATGATGCCTTACCGAGCTTGACAACTCTCATGGGCATCTTGGTTATTTAAAATTTGACGGTAAAATCGCTCTAGTCCCGCCCGTCTTATCTCTTTTTTTCATTCCAAATCTTTTAACAGCCTCATCCCATCGTTTCTGATGCATCATAGACATATTAATACTCACTGCCGATGCATTAGGGTCATGACTCTTTCCGGCTGAATCCATATACAAACATCTTTTTACATAATCAACCAATGCCAGATGCAGTGAATTATCTATATCAGGAACATCGCTTAACGATGATACATTATTCGGTTCAGCATAATAATAAAGTAATATACCATCAGTGACTGCTTCCTGTATTGCTTTCCATTCTTTTCTTGCGGTTGTATTTGCATTACCACTACTATCAACACTTGTAATTAAACAAAATGAATCACCCTCTATAAACCATCTACAAGAACTATCTGGGTATGATATATTACTAGCCATTATTCACTATCCGGAGCTTTTAATACCGATTCACTTGTAACATCTGTCAATAATATATTCGTATCCAATAATCTCGGTATCTGTATATAATCACCATCATCATCCATAAAATAAACCTTAAAAATCTTATTTACCTCTAATACATTATCAGATGAATCTTTAGCTGCATCTCCTAAATCATACCACATCTGGTCAGCAACTGTACTAATTTTAGCGTGTACTACTTTTGAATTGTACATACCGGCTTCCACCAACGCATCATTAATCAAATTCATAATATAATTTTCAGGAGTGCCTGGAAATACTTGTCTAACTCTAGAAATAATTTGCTTAACTGTCATTGAATGTACAGCCATCACTTCAACCTAGCTAATTCTTTTTGATAATCATCTTTTAATTGAGCAATTACAGGATTTAATAATTCTATATCTTCCTCATTAGCCAGCATATATTCAGCTGCTTTTATAGCAGCGGAAAGAACAACAGTCCGTTCAGCCTCATCTGGAAATACAGATATCGCAGTAGCATTATAAGCTACAGATGGGTATTGAACTTCAGAATATTTACAGGAACCGCCCACTGGCAATACATCTATTGAATTATTTTCAACATAATATACAGGGTCAGTGACAGTAGCATAATTCATATCTTCAGAATCTGAAAACCTTCCCTTTTGAAAAGAATCAACTTTTCTACAAGGCTGGTCAATATCTCCATCATTTCTGAACACTTCTAATATTTTACCAGTATTTAAAGTGTCAGCACTACCAGATGTAAATGTCTGCTGACTTGCACAAAGTTTAAGTAAATCTTCAGGTAATGCACTTATAACTTCTTTCGCAGAATCTGTAAGCCATTGAGTCGTATGAACTCTATATGTTTCCCCAGTCGGAGAATCAGTATTATAATCAGCATTAAAACCAGTTAAAGCACTTATCTCAGCTGCAAAATCCCAAGCCATTATGTACTCGCTACAAAGACTTCAACATCACAAGCAGCTGTATCAGCAGCACAAGTTATATCAACTAAATCACCGAATGAATTAGGAGTTATTCCAGCAGCATCAGCAGAATCCATAGTATCTTTTACTCCACCCAATAAATCGGCACAATATAAAAAAGAACATCCTTTATCAACTTTTACACCAAACTCATCATTATTTTCATTTTTTAAAACCAATGCGATATGATTAGTACTATCTAAATTTGTAATTCTTATATATCTAACATTATCCTCATCGAATTGACCTGCTAAATATGTTTTAGATAATTCAGTATTATAAGCTGCTCCAAATCCAAGTAATCCAATCTCATCAGTACCTATATTAACAATTCTTTTTACTATAGACGCAATACTCCCAACTTCTAGTACTCTTTTAGAACCATAATCTTGATTTTCAAGTATAATATCTTCTTGTATTTTAACTTTTAGTGTACCAGCCATTATTTCTTCTTCTTTTTACTAGGTTTCTTCTTTTTTAAAGCTCTTTTATGCTCTTTTAAAGCTTTCTTTCTTGCTTTACCTTTTTTACCAATATAATGTTTAGGCATATTTTCTCCTATTCATATCTTCGATATCTTTTTCTATAGTTGTAGTTCTAAATTCGATATCAGTTCTTTTCCCAATCTCACTCATCATATATAAGTTTGTAGTAAACTTAGATTCAGATGACCGCTTACCACACTTCCGGCAATAAAACCATTCGTCTGGATTAGGTACTTTACAATTTATACAATTCTTCATAATTCTTTTAGAGTTTTGGGAGTCGCCTTTTATTGACGACTCCCACAGTACTCTAAAACTGTTAATCCTTATTTATTCGGATTAAAATTAGGCAGCAGCAGTGCCAAATGCACATTCAGAAGCATCATAAGCTAATCCATTAACGTACCATATAGCGCCATCAGTGAAGATATCAAATCTATCACCGGGGGTTGCAGCAGCGCTACAGTTAATGAAATCATCTCCAGATACGGCGATGTCACCAGCAGCTGTATCAAAGCCGCCAACTTGACCGCAAACAGAGTTACCACTTCCAAAATCAATATTAACTTTCTGATTCATAGTAGCATCACCACTAAAAGTATCTTCTGTTAAAATGATTTTGCAATTCCATCCAGATTTAATATCCGAAAGAGCTGGTAAATCTATTTCAGTTGTTGCAGTTGGATTAACAAGAACCACAGAACCACTTTGGTCTGCCGTTAATGTATAATCAGCTGTTACTTTAACGATTTTTACGTCAAGATTGCTAACTTGACTGTTATCATTCAGATAATCTGCTCTCATCTTAGTTAACTCCTTCCAAATTAATAAGTGCATGAGTCTCAGGAAGAGACACTTCAAGACCTGCTTCTGTAAGAATCATGTCTTTCCGCAAATCTTCATCAGCTTGCTGCACATTAGTAGTTATGGAAGTATCACGGTTAAGACCGTTCCCAACAAGAGGTCTGTAAGACACATGGTCTAAATCAATCAGCATACAGAACCCAGCAGCGAATGTTCTAAACAGTGGCTCTTTAACTAAACTTAAATCACCATGAATAGTTTCAATCTTCATAATCTTATGACCAAATGCTCCATTAGATTGATTAAACACGTATCTATTAGGATTGTTTGCACCTGCTGCATTATCAAGAGACTCACTGACAAAGTTTCCATCGCCTAACTTATTAAAGAAAGACATAACAGGAAGACTTGCCAATGCTAATTTGGAGGTTCCACCACCCCTTGCAGGGTCGTAGATAACCTCAAAATCACTTAAGATATCATCATAAGTCCATTGAGCCGCCGTATTAGACTTGTAATAAGATTTATCTTCAGTATATGACAGTTGTGCACCGCCACCTTCAACTGTTGAATTTCTTATTACCTGCCCAACGATTCCATCACTGTATTGAATACCAGCTCTTGAAGCCTGTTGTCCAAAGAGCATAGCTCTTTCGATATCAACCTTATGTTCTCTAAGCTTAAGATTCCAGATTCTTTGCCATTCATCAGAGTATCCTCTATAAACAGTTGCTCTAGCTGTATTGGACATTTCACAAGCAGTCTTAAAAATCTGGGTATACCCAGTTCCATTTTCTAAGTCTTGAGACCATACATCTGGAGAACCGCTTCCCTCTTGGAAAGATGTTCCAACTACAGTACATTGCGCATTATCAGCAATAGTCATTGCAGAACCGCCCACAGTTGATACTGAGGTAACAGCACATGTTGTTGAGGAACTTCCTTGTGAAACTGTATTAATTCTAACAGTTCCATAAGAAGGAGTTGTACCAGAATCTGTTGCATTTAAAGATACAGCAACTATCATTCCAGGAATTAACCAAGAAACTGCTGCACCTCCAACTGTATCAAATACCAAATCCATAGAACTTCCCTCAGCTACAAGCGTTGCTCCGCCTGTAGACAAGAAACCTCTATCAGCTATTGCTATTTTAGTTCTGTCCTCTAGATACCTAAACTGAGAATCTGAAGTGGGTACTTTTGCAACTTTGGACAAATATACAAAAAATGGTGATTCCTCTGGAGCAAGTTCAGCAATTCTATCGCTAAAGTCAAATAATCGTCTAGACGGTATAGTAGAACTGATAACTGCACCCGGGTCACCAAATTGTAGTTGCCCGCTATTATAAGTAGCCATTTATTTTCTCCTATTTGTTTTATTACAAAACACTATTTCTACTTCCCGCACTAACAATAGAATCCCACATTTTATCTTTGTCAGATTTCGGCATAGAGCCGGACTGACCCTGCAGGACACCAGCTGTACGAGGAGCCTCTTTTGCGGCTTTCACCGCATCCAATGAACTATCACGCTTTGTACGACCTGTAGTATTTGATGTCTTCCAAACATTAACCAATGTACCTAAATCTAAACGGTCCACCGGCTTTGTTGCGAATTCCATAAAATCACTTACCTCATGGTCTTCTAACTTATAAACGTTACGTAGTTCATTAACTGTGTTGTTCAATACAACGCGCTCGTTAAGAGCCGCCATATGTCCCGACACAACCGAATTAACAGAATCCTGCTCTTGTTGAGCACGAAACTTATAAGACGGAGAATCTGGCTTGTAATAGGCATCCCAAGGATTAAATTCATCCTCAGGAAGAATAGAGTCACGATTACCGCGTCCGACATCATTGGATTGGTTTGAACCATCTAAACTCTTCTCCGCAAATCTTAACATTGTATCTTCCAACTTTTGCTTTTCAACAGAAGTTCTATCATACATGGACTGAAACTTTTTAGCCTCAGATTCCCAATCGACATGCGAAGTAGTAGAATCAGATTCACCTTGAAGTACATCTTCATATACCCCATCATTTGATACATTGATATCGGTTTCGGAATAATCATCACCTGCTACACTACCATCAAAAAGAGCTTCATTTTCACTCACTTCATTGGCTTTTACTTCAGCATCATTCATTATATTTTTTTCCTTTCACGATGTTTACGCTGCTTCTTCAGCAGAACCTGGAGCCCCTATACCTTGAAAGAGGTCACGAGATTGCTCGACAGCTAACTTCACCGCATTATCAAGCTTATTAGCTTGTATTTTACTATTTGCTTTAGTGTCCGATTCAACACCTGAAAGTTTAGATTTAAATTTTTCAACCTCAACTTTCTTTCTGTCTGATACGGACTCCCTTCTAGCCGTTTGCAAGTCACCCTGCAAATCTTTTACCTGACCCTGTAACTGTTGTACCATTCCCTGTAATTGTGATATTTCACTCGTACGTTTCAGCACTCCTTCCTTATCGAAGATTTCAGGGTTCTTTTTCAAAACTTCAGTTTTATCTATTAAACCTAATTGATAAGCTTCAAGATATACTTTATATTCAGCCCACTTACTTGTTGGTAAAGTAGACCCAGGCTGTATACTTATATCATGCTGACCTATATTATACTTCTCTTTAGCAATATCAACTAGGACACCAGTTACATCATCGTAAATATTTACCATTACTTCTGTCTGGTCATTATTAGCACCAGCCAATCTAAAAATCTTTTTGTATGTATAATGACTCTTGGCAAGACCATACATAACCTTTCCTAGTCTAACTATAGAAAATTCAATATCGCGCAACTTTGACTTTGGTCTTTCTTGTCCGAGTGATACCATTCTCTCAGTACCGCGCACCGTTTCAGGTGCTTTATCAGCAAAACCGTGCATCAATTCAGGAAGACCAAACGTAAAATCTATATAAAATTCTGCGCTTTGAATCAATTTATAAAATTCAGATGCAAGTGGTGTAGGAGCAGGATAATGAGGTTCCCCCTGAGAACTGTCTACTTCTATCACTGCATTAGGATTAGCCCAATCACGTTCTAATTGTCCTATATCTTCCACACTACCAAGCGGTACTAATAATTTTAAACCGGCAGATGCCTGAGCATGCGATATCGCCAATGACCAAAGCTTATTCAATAAACGCTGCATTGGTCTAGCTCTTGCTACATCTGAACGTGGATATGGAGTTCCTGTATATACATTTGGAATAGGAATTATAGGATATATATCACTATTCAATATTGATTCATATAAAACAATCTGACCTATCGAAGCTATAACTCCAACTCTATTTTGAAGAACTTCCTCATATTCAATCAATCCACGTTCAAATACATCAGGATTTTCAGCTAAAAACGACTGAAATTCTAATTGATTTAAAATTTGTTCCTCACCACTGCGACTATCTACAATACGATAAAAAGGAACTTTAACTTTATAAAATCGTTCAAGTATCTGATACTTATCTACATCGCCATAAGCAAGATTATTAGCTTCTGATGGCATAGTATACTTAATATTTTGTTTATTACTTGAAGACGGATAATCGTCATCTTCACTATAAGCATTAATGGATTTTAAAACTCCATCTTCTATTTCACCGGTTTCTTCATTATATACATCTCCTAATTCAGGGTAGAGGCGAAGCACTTGTTCTTCAGTGAGAATAGTAGAAAGTATGATACTATCAGCATCATCGAAAAAACGGTCCCGCGCTGTTGGCGGAACATATACACGAAACGGGTTCACACTAGTGAACTTTACATCACCCCTACCAAAATCAGAATCATTATCTACATAAGCATATAAATAGCCAAGACCTGTTGTAGAATAATCATGTATAGCTTGTTTTAAATGTATATCACCGCCAGAAACTTCCCAACAATATCCAAGAACTGTACGCCATACACCAGATATTTTAGCATCTGAATCTTCTCTTGGTATAATAGTAAACGCAGGCGGTCTAGCTGTAATAACGCTTTTTAACTTCTCTACAGCAGGTCCAATTCTATCCATTGGAACACCAGCTTGATTAACAGAAGCTAAATCGTCACTCTCTTCGACAGTATAATGATTACCGCCATAAAAGTCAATATCTGTGCGAGCCTCCGTGTCCCATTCAGAACGCGCATCGCGCCAGCGTCGATATAATTCTAGATTTTCCTCTGCCCGTTGGTCAGATTCTATTTCCGGCATAGTCACAATTTATAATATAAATTTTTACTTTTCAATACATAAATACTTTTATATTAAAAAAGTTCCATTAAATTCTCATTCCAGTTACCCAATTATAAACTTTTCTATGTAAACCGCTATCATTATTACGTTTTTCTAGTGTTTCCGCACTTATAACTCCACTTGATGGAGACCTAGAATAATAATCAGCATAATACAATGCATCCATTATATCATCATTCTTTTGGAATGGGTGCTCAAAAAACTCATCTACCAACTCAGTCATATTTTTACGCAGATATAACTTCTTTGTATTTACAATCGGACCAAGTGATGTTTCCAACCTATCCTGCTTTTTTATACCAGCAGGTGGCTTAACGCCTTTAAATATCCCGGGTATGAGCCTTCTATCTTTAGCAGCTAGCCTTGACGTCATATCTCTAGCCATTTCTTGAGACGCTACAGTCTCTATGGTAACTCGTCTTACCGGATGATATTTATTGGCAAGTTCAAGAATCTTTTTTGGAACATCAAACGTGGGAATACGTTCGCGGAAATACTCCAATACGTATCTATTTTTCTCCCTATCAATTGCCATAACCAAGATAACCTGATAATCAGACGTTTTAGTTGCTGTTGCTGCCAAGTCGACTCCAATGTAAATATTAACCGGAACCAAATCATCTCCAATACAAAGATACGGAAACTTGTCTTTTGCTTCGAACCTTGCACTATGATATTGTATGCGGTCAACCTTAAACGCCGCTTCACTGACATCCCTTGCATCATTCATATACTCCTGTGCATATTTGTTAACTAATCCAGCTTCTATAAACTCCTGTTTCTTTAATCGAAGCTTTTCTATTGAAAACTGCTCTTCCCATATAGCTTTGCCATCTTCAATAGCTCTATAAAAATATAAATCCCATGGATATTTATAACCATCACGTTCAGCTTGTTTATACCCATCAACAACAGATTGTAAAAAACTATCATAATGTACAATAGTACCACTCAACCATATCCAACCTTCATTACCTGGGGATTCTTCCAAAGATGGATAAACAGTAGATACTACCCATTTCTTAATCTCACTTCTACGCTCGGAAGTTTTTGTATTCAATTCAGATTCAAAGTCATCAAGAATAATACCAGTATAACGAACATCAATCTCAGTACGACCACGTAATCTCTGCGTCGTACCCTTAGCAATAATCCTATCGCCTTTAGCTGTAACAATATCTTTTTCAGTCCAACGGTTACCAACGGTATCACCTGCCAACTCGCCGAAATAGTATTTAATAGCAGTATTTGTTTCAAGATGGACTTTGATATATTTTAAATGGTCAATAGCCTGACCCTGCTCCTCTGCTACCCAACCTATAAATTGTTTTCTATCCTTAGGATTAAATAACATTTTATGTAAAATAGCAGATTTTGCTAAAATTGACTTACCAAAGCCGCGTGGAAGTATATTACATATCCTGCTACCATGTTTAGAAGAAATTAGCTTTTTAGCTATATCTGTATGAAATGGCGGAGATTTACTTTTATTAAGAAAATCATTTGGTAAAAATGCCCTACCGAAATAAAGTAAATCATTATAGGATTTAACAAGTACCTCATCATCAACGGCTAACTCTGATGGAGCTTTACCTATATTGAACTTTTTATCAACTATCTTTTCTTGTTCCATCTATTTTTCTTATAAGCATAGTTTTTATCTGAATCATATCTATAATCATTTTCATTACCGCCAAAGTTTTTAATAGACCTATCAACAGCTCTTTCTTCTGGACTCATATTACTACGCAGTACTCCATCATAAGTAAGATTACCATCATCATAAAGATGACCGCGTTTTATTAATATATTCTTCGCCATTGTTTTAGCGTCTACATAACTTATATCGCGCTTATTCTGTATTTGCTCTGTAAGCCTACCCCAAAGAGGATTTATTGTCACTTCTTTTTGCTTTTCTTTCTCGACAGTCTTACCAATTGTTTTATAAGGCATTTAATTCTTCCTTCATTTTTCTTTTCCTAACCTGTACCCTAGTTCTCCCATAACTCTTTAATTCTTCATTTAAGAGCCGACGCTTTCTTTTTCTAGACTTAGCTCTTTTATTTGGCACTTCTCTTCTTTCTACGCCTTCGAGCTCTCTTAATACCAAGCATTTTTTTACTTGAAGACATCATAGCCGCAGCCATCTTTTTTCCAACCAGCATCTCTGTCATTAAGCTAACATTTTTTTCAAACCTACTTAACCCATTCATTTTATTCTCCTTTTTTGTTAATATTACTTTTGTTTTAAATACATACTCAGGTTCATAGCCTTTAATACTGCAAGTATATATCCAATTCATATTACGATTTCCCAGCAACAATATTATCTCCAAAATTCACAATTATCAATTCATCATCAACATCATACACAGAATGACAGAAGCGGCATGAAAAGAAAGAAGCATTACCGCTTTCATCAAATATCACCATCTTATGATTATCATTCAGATATTCTTCACAAACAGAACATTTCCTTATCTTCGTTTCAAAAAAAGGCAACATCTCCATATCAATATCGCTAAACCCCTTCTTTTTCACCATGAGCTATCATCTTAATTTCAGCATCTCGTAATTGTTCAAGTTGCTCATTACTAAATCCTTGGAATACAGTTAAAGATTCTTTTTGAGTATCTTTAGGAAACATTCCAGCAATACGCATTAACATATCTAATGCTCTAAGTTTATCAGAATCTTTTGATTCCAAATTATCTACTATAATCTTGGCATTATCAAGTAAATACTCCTCATTAATACCAACCTTGCTTAAAGACTTCTTTATTTCTTCACTAACCAATTTACTAACCCTTTCAGATTTTAATAAAGATGTAGCCTGAGTTTGAGCATATTTATCATTATCTGTACGAAATACTTTTAAATACGCTTCTTTTGGATTTACACCATGAGCTACATATTTAGCAAATAATATCTCATTTTGAGATATATTCTTTTTTTCACGGCGATGCACATTACGACTCATATCTCTGCTGAAACTATATATATTCTTTGGCATATCGCCTGCTAACAATTCTTTTGTATTAATAACATAAGAACCAAGCACAGTTACAACGTAATCTTTTCTATTCTTACAATGACCGCGCTTCAATACGCGACAAACCTGTTCATCGTCTGTGAGTATCCAATTACCCTTATTTGCTATACGCCAATCTTTTACTAACTCAACATCAGGATGCATAGCTCTAAACTCATCTTCATTTTCAAATAATGGCTGCATAACATTTTTTACTTTACGATACCGCGTCATAACCCACCCGTTCTTACTTGCTAGCCTTTTTTTCGGCTAATACCCTCCTGACGCGGAGTTTTGTTTCCATCTATCATTTTCCCCCATAGAAACGTTTTTCCTTTTTGGATATCTACAACATCCAGCCTGAAATCTCCATTATCAAACCAATCGACTATACCAAAGGCATGAGACCAATTAATTTGGCGATTACGTAGCCACCTGTTGTTTTCAGGCGACATATCCTTTAAACAACCTAAACTAAACGCATGATGAGCTCCATCAACATGTGTAACACCAATTCTCTGTACATCATGCATATGTCCGTATAAAACATTCTTCCCAAGATTAATAGCATGCTGCTTAGTATGGTACACTGTTGTGTAATGTCCGCCATGATAAAAGAATAATTTTCCAATTTGCAGCAATTTACCGTATGGATAGTACGAATAGCCACGTTCTTTCAAATTCATGATATTTTCAAATCTATATTGAGGTAAATACGGATATTCTTCTACAAAGCTATTAAGCCAATCATCGTGATTACCCTCAATCATGTACTTTTTCTCACATTTTACTGATTTTAACACATTATCAAACAAATCCAACCCATCGTTAACAGACTGGGCATCAATATTGATATCTTCCAATACATATTCAAGCGGCGGACGCTTACGACGCTTGTATTTGAATGGAGAAGCGGACTTCCACTCACCTAAATCACCTAAACACACAAAAATATTCGGTTTTACAATCTTTATAGCCTTTAACACTACATTTATAGCAGCATCACACTGTAACGGAAAATGTATATCTGGAATTACAATTGCTCTCCGGTTACTTTTTCGGGCTTTTTCCATTCTTTTTCCTCTGTTTACGTTTATAAACTATTATATTGTCATTTTTACGAGAAAGTTCCGTAGCCATGTCATCTCTTGACATCGCTATAGCTATCATACCACCATCACTTTTAAACACATCTGAACCTCTTCCAACGGTTTCAAGCACTACAAGGTGTCTAAGATTGCAATCGCAGCAATGAAGATAGAAAAAGGACTCGGCATCCACTAAAAAGGCTTTATTGTCAAATGTTGATATATCCATCTTTCACTCCGGGTATAACTACCTGTTTAAAGAATTGACACTCTTTATACGCAACACAAGGCTTGCCAGCAAGATTTTTGTCGATATGCATATGAAAACTGTAGCTATTATGAAAAAATACACCACCGATACAAATATCGTTAAACCAGTTGCAGCAATGTTTCTTAGCAATATACAGTATCTGCTTTTTTTCAGATTTTTGCACACGTGTAATTTACTTCAAAAACTAGTAAGGTTCAAGTTCTTCTTATTTCGTTTTTTCCTATATACTATATATAGTATATATATACGCTAGCGCTATATATACTACGCTATAATCTCTTTATATTCTTTACGCTATTAGCTAGCTCTATTATTATTCTATTTATTCTATTATTACGCTAACTATACGCTAGTATACTATATATAGCATACAACGAAAAAAAATATAGAAAATATATAGCGAACAGGGAAAATGAAAAATAAGCAGTGAAAATATAGAAAATAGCGAAAAAGTTGAGAAATAGTGTTATTATGTGTGTCTCCCTTTTATTGTCGAGGATACCCCCCATTGCCATTCTGGCGTTAGGATTTTTGCGTTGAAACTTTTTAGCGGGGTAGGAGGGGGGTTCTCCTCTCTCTTATTTCTATTATACATAACATATATTATGTGCCACTCTGTAAATATGTCGTATAATATATATTATGTCCACTTACGCCCTACCTTCTAATGTAATACTTTAAAAGGTTTTCAATGCTATACTTATATTTATTGTGCATGTTTTTAGGTGTGCAGTCTGTATATGACCACTTACCTAAAACATACTAGTAAGCTATAATTCAAACATGTTTGTATTCTAATATATAATGACTAAACTATGGCATGGGAATTACCCCTAAAACAACAGAGATGAGGCTAAATATGGAAGATACTCCGATAACAGAGCCTACAGTAGTTGAGACTAAAGTTGAGCCTATCGTAGTAACTGAAATCAAGTATACTAACAAACAAGCTGACGTTCTCAAGGCTACTTGTATTAACAAGCTCGGAGAGTTTGATAATAACAAGTGGGAAACACTAAAAGCTACATTAGAATCTAATGGGGCTGTGTTCCCTCTAAATAGCCGAAGCTCTATTGTTAGCACTAGTGCTATCAATACCGTAGATAATGCCGTAATGGCATCATTTAAGAGCAATTTTGAGCATCTATCACCACAAGGTCGAAAAGGTTACACTTTAGACGGTGAGGGTAGGCTTGTTGAGATTAGTCTGTTGTGCAGAATCATTGAGCCTAATAAAAATCAATGGACTAAAAAGCGATTTGATACAGTTATGGCAAGTATCAAGACTGCACTAAACAAAGTTAAAACTAAATCCTAGATAGTCGGTTAGGTTTGAGTATGGGGGCATGTTTGCTTTTAACGTGCCTCCTTTTTTTAAGCATTTATATTATGAGACACAGAATTAATACAGAATGAAAAATAAACACAAGACTCTACTATTATCAATCTTAAAAAATGCTGACGGTATTATGTCAAGCGACAAGAAGATAAGCGAGGATGCTACATTTAAAGCCTTCAATGAATCTAAAAAATTAAACAATGATAGTAATAAAAGTAAACGAACATAGTACAGCGGTTAAAGCCTACATTGGCGAAGATTTAACCTACAAGCACAGTATTAGGTATGGCGGTATGAATTTATACGATACACTGTGTAAAAAGTACAGCGGATTAAAGAATATAACCACTGAAAAAATAGTGATGGTGTACGATTTTGGCGGAGGTAAAACACCACTGAAAAGAATTATAAATAGCACAGTAAAACCGCCACCTATTGATAAGTACAAGAATTTACCAAACGTCAGATATATACCTGACAGACTAATTATTTTAGCGTCTAAAGGTTGGACATACGATAAGGACGGAAACAAGCACTATATCACAGACAAAGAATTATTAGAGCGTAAGATAAACAAAGCGGAAACACTAGTAGACTTGTTTTACACAGGTCGCATTAATGTACTAGAATTTAGAACTAAACTGGACAGAATAATATGATTGAGGATAAAATACAGAAAAACTATACTGTGCGTCTATATGATGAAGATGACGATGTACAACATGTACAGCAGTTTCATTTTCGCGGTTTTCGAGTAAAATACTATGGCGCAACAAATCACAAAGGTGCAAGAGTGCGTATGTATGATACCAGACATAAAGATACAGTCTGGTTATCATATAACTATAAGTACGGCGATATAAGGAGTCAGGCTATTGCATACTTGCGAGACATTGGAATAACATCAGATGGCTTTACCTATGATGAATTAACTGGCGTTTATACAATACTTACAACAGATTTTGAAACCAAAATAAAATAATATGATTGCGATAAAAATAAAAGAATTTGACAGTATTGCTGATAATGGCGAAAGTCCAACTAATTCTGATATGAAAGCGATGGACGACAAAGACGCCATGAATATAATGGCATACTGTGATGAGTACACAGATAATGACAGTGATTTCTTTGAAGCGTTCACGAAAGGAGTTTTTGAGCATTTTGGCTGGTCATATCTTAAGAAGGAAAAGAAATGAACCGCTGTCCATATACAGATAAAAAACAATTAGTGCGTTGGGCTAGTAAATATTTTAATATTAGTGAACGCAAGGTAGACAGAAAATACAAAAAAAATCAACTGTATGCTATTTACTACAGAATTGCAAGGAAAGCTATATAAACATGTGGCGTTGTACATCAATCCATCTTACCCTACCTCATACCCACAAACAAACGAAGTATGGCGCCACAGAAATTTAACATGGAAAACTACAAAACAGACGCAAATGAAGATTTCTTTGAATGGGTGTTTCACAACTTAAATGAGGGCGGTACTTATATCTGGGAATCGGAAGGTAAAATGTTTACCAAATTAAACGGAAAGTTTATTGCGGAAGATAGTACAGCTTATGCACTGATGAAAGCAGTAGTTGGAACCGCATATTTTAACAAGAGATTTTTATTAAATGGACATACAGGCATAAGCGGTGAGTGAAGTATATCACATAAGAGACATGTCATCTGAAAAAGCGTTTAAAATGATATCTGATGAACTTGCGTTAATGAGCGAACTGTCGAAATCAATCAATACAGAAGCTAACCGTATGGACATGCGTCGCAGACAAATAATATCAAAAGATAAATCATCTGCGTTTAATAATATGAATAATTTACAGAAACATGAATACATGAAAAATATGTTAGAAGTAACGACAAAAGGCGGAAATTTGATTGTTAAAAAAATAGATAATGCAATAGAAAAAATAATGTTTATCGTTCATATTGGCGGAACATGTAAAAGCCTGACTTTGAACGATACTAATATGATACTTGCGGATATGAACTTAATGATGCAAATGTTCCAACGTACAAAAAAGAAAATTCGCTCTAATTTAGATTTAGTAGAACAGTGCCACAAGTACCTAAACAAAAATTGATAAAAGATTTCTCCGCGTTTAATCCCTCTATACTTGAGGACATGAGCGGAGCTACTACAATAACAACACCTAAAAAGGAATGGCGATGAGTGAACAAGTGTCCGTTCAAACACTGCACAAGAAGCTAAATGAAAAAGGTTACATCTGTGATGTGCCTTTTGCTTCGCGTGTAGCTTCGTGCATACATGCAAAGCCCACAAGCGGAGCATTTCTGTACGGTCCTGCAGGTACTGGTAAATCTTACCTACCTCAGGTTATGGCGGAAGTTCTAAAGCGTAAAATGTTCTTTCATCAATGTTCTGCTGGTACAAGAGAAGATGATTTATTGATGCGTATATTTCCTAGTGAAAGTACACGTAGCGGGGTAGAAATACTTTACGGTAAAGTATACCAAGCGGCGGTAGCATCTAATGATGAACCTGTTATTCTGGTATTTGATGAGTGGGATAAGACAAGACCTAGCGCAGATGGCTACATGCTAGATTTTCTGCAATATGGTAGACTGTCTATTCCCGGAGATGAAATCAAAGCGAATTTGGATAACATGGTTATCTTCTTTACAGCAAATGATGAGCGTGAGTTCTCGGAGGCACTGCTTCGAAGATTTCCTAAAATTGATTTAGCGCCACTACCATCGCAGTTGATTAAGACTGCTCTGGAATTGACTCACAAGGAACATGCGAATATCCCTAATGCCATATCCCTTTATCAACGGTGTCTTATTGCTGACATGCCCAAACCTGCAACAATTCAGGAGTTGCGTCAATTATTAGACGCTATAGACTTCCTCGGCAAAGGTTCAGACTGGAATGATTTAGTCTACCAGTATATTACAAAGACTGATGAAAACCATGAGCTGTTAATCAATGCGGAGGATAAGAGTCTAGATACATTTGAATCTGCAGATAAAGATGAGCGTGAAATTAATCCTAGCGTATATAATTATTACAGCAAAGAAACTAGCAGTGATGATTTAGTTCGTGCTATGCCTAAATTGGCTGATTTTCAGAAGTTCAACGCAGATTTTAATACTGACGGAGAATTTCCAGAAGAAGACAAAATTTATGGCATATTCGAAATGGATATACCATCGTATAGCGGTGTCAATGACATGGCATCCGAAATACCTGATAATCCTTGTTTTCCCGCTTGGGCTGAAGTTATAGGCAATAAGATAATCATGCGTAAACCACTGCCCATGCATCAGTATAATATGTACTTAATGATGTGTGAGCGCAGTAGTGAAGCAACTCCAATGGGCGAAATGATGCTAAAATATGATGATTGCTCTATTGAGGAAGCGCGCAGGTTGATATTCCGTAAATACGATGTGCATAAATCTTCTAAACAGGAGATAATTGCCAGAAGATACATGAGGGGCGGTAAGCCTACACATGAATACTTTGATTTACGGTGGACACCTGAAGGCGGACTAGAGATTGTTGCACCTGTATCAAACAGGGGCGCAGATAATCTATATGACTCGCTACGTATGAATAGCAGACACAATATGCTAAACACTGGTGATAGGGTAAGCACTCTAGGTGGTAAGCTGGATACATATGTTATACCGTTTAATTTAACATACAATGGTTTACGCATTAATGGTAATGTCGGTAGCATAATGCTCAAAAGCCTAAAAAACCATAAAGGTTACTGCGAGATGATATCTTTAGAAACATCATCTCTGCTGAATGAAGGCTCTGGTATTTCTTCAGCGTCTAAATATGGCAAATACACTAGCCATAACGGCGTCAGTAAAATATCAGGTAAGGGTATTACGATACAATATGTTGAAGAAAACTGTGGACAGTCCAAGCGTGATGATGAATATATTCGCGTTACAATTACCTCACTTCCTAATGTTGATTTATTTAGAAGAGCGTTGAAATGGTTTGACTATATACCATTATATCAATGCTTTAAAGCTAATACTAGCGACATAGCAAGTAAACTTGCTAGTGGCGGTTGGATACCTCGTAGCAGTGAACCATCTTCACTGATTTCAAGTTGCGGTAAGTATAAATGCTTACTTGTGTTCGACCATGTAATCTTTTGGCGTACATTTTGTACATCTGATTACGATGGCGTTTCAACTGTTACTTTTAGAGCTAATATTAAGTCAACATTAACAGAACTACGCAGACTACGGAGACGCTTTGAGCAAGATTGAAAGAAATTGGCGTGACTGGAAAAATAACAACGCTGATAATTCAGTGTCTCCAAAAAGCGGAAGTTATTCCGCTGTCGGTAAGAAGCCCCTATCCAGTGGGGCTTCTACCGCAAATATATCTAAAGCACAATTTACTGCCCGGGCAGGTACATCATCTTATAAAAAGAATTATAAACTTAATAAATTTTCAGATAATAAATACGATAACTTGCAATCTGGCAAGAATATTAAAAGCGGCAATAAAATGAATATGCGAATTGCTCAAGATATGCAGAACCATATGATTGATAATAATTTGCATCGAGGTAAAGATTTTAGACATATCCTCAATTTTACTTCCAGTGCAAACTACAGCAATTCAAGGAACATGATTCAAAATGCGCAGAGGCGAATAAATATTGATGCGTCATATTCATTAGGCATTAAGATAGTTGGCGGAAGAATCAACAGACTGGCAACAGCATTTGCTAGAATAATATACAAGTTTGGCGAAGACCATTTTGGTGCTGATATAGAGGGTGATGATTTTTGGTGCGAAAGACTTCTTGCAGAGCGTGTAATATCACGCAAGAATATAAATCACTGTAAAAAGAGCATAGATAAAGATAGAATAATACTCATGCTTGATACATCGCCAAGCTGTAGAAGTGAAGCTGCATTTTATGCAGTTGTAGCTTCTATTGCGGCTAATCTAGGTGATATAGAGCTTTATGATGCGCCCAATGGAAGAATAATTAAAGCTTATTCAAAGCGTTTAAAAAACTTTGAATACATTTACGACGTACAAGATATAATTAATGGCGCTCACGAATGGTCATATTTAACAAACAGGAACATAATTTTATTTACTGACGGTGATTCCAGTAATATAGTTGAGGACAACGCTGACAAAAATAATATTATTCTAATGACAGCGCCGCATACTTGTGGTAGTTACTACTCTGATTTAGGCAATAAGATAACTTGGTTCAAAAATATAAACACACCGCAAGATTTAATTAATGTCGCTAAAAAACTTAAATGACAACACGAAACAAAAGGAGACAACATGATACGCAATGTAAATAACGTAAAAGATGTTTTCAGAATATCGAAAAAGACAGGTGTGTATGTCAGCGTCAATCCAGAAGAATCAAGCAAAAAGCTAATGCGCAGTACTGTTCATATGGCTGATAAATTGCATGGTTTGATAGCTGGTGCTACTCAAGACGCTCATAACGTACCTGAGTTTTTTCATATGGCTGAAAAAGTTCTGCGCAAAGAAGGTTCTGAAATTACAGAGTATTTCGGATTAAATAGTATACTACTAGCCGCTGATGTAACAAAACTGCGGTGTTGGCAACAGTTTGGCACAATGTTTAATGACCAAACAGGTATGCTTCCACCGCTCATGGTTCTTGAATTGAGTAAGAAAAAAGATGACCTTGAAGATGATATGATAACGCGCGAGATAACGTTTGCGATTCATCACTCTACTCGCAAGAAATTTGACTGTGAGGCTATAATTGAAAATATTCACGATGACATAAATAAAATGATTAGCGGATTGTTGAATGCCTATGGATATAGTATTAGTATAGAGGCAGAGAAGATGGCGAGCGTAGAAATGGAAGATGATGATTTAATAGACGCTGTACCAGATTACGCTACTTTTATGGCTCTTGGAGATAAAAAATATGAAGCTTAATCGCGGTGATTAAGCAATCTAAACAACAAACGAGGATAAGTCTATGACTGATACAATAAGTGAAGTCGTAAGGCGTACCACAGAAAGTGCCATCGATGTTACTCCGGTAACTTCAGATGATACTGGTCAATCAGTGTTCTGTACTTCTGACTATGCGAAGTTTACCCTTATAAATGGTAATCGCGTAATCAGAATGAGGAAAGTTGAAAAACTGATTAAATCAATAGAGCAGAAAAATCTGCTTTCATGCTATCCGATAGTAGTAACTAGCGATATGCATATTATTGATGGACAACATAGGTACGTTGCGGCGGCTAAACTGGCACTACCTATTTGGTATGTCGTAGTAACTGGAAAAGTCAACCTAGATGTCATATCGCTTGTAAATAATGAGCAAAATGCGTGGACTATGCGGGATTATCTGCATATGTATCAAGCGTTGGGCTTAAATCAGTATAAATCATTTGCTGGTTACATTGATAACTTTGGTTTATCAGTGTCTACTGGTATTTTGCTATGGCTTGGACAGTGTAGCGATACTGATAAACGTACTTTTAAAGAAGGAGATTTTCCAAACTCTGGATTTAATACAGCGCGTAAAGTTGCAAGTGCAGTATCTGATTTGCATGAGAGCATCCCGCATTGCAAAATGTATAAGTTTTGCCTTGCGTTTATAGATGTTTCAACGCATCCGGATTATGACCACCAACATATGCTGAAGAAGTTAAGCATAACAGGCACATTTCCAAGATGTGCGCAGTCCTCTGATTATGTCAGAGAACTTGAACGTGTGTATAACTTCAAGTCGCGTGATAAAGTGAGGTTCTTCTAGGTTATGGGATTCGACCTGTATGGTATTTCACCATCAGGCGTTGACATTCAACAACCTAGAGAAGAAGCGTCAGAAGATGAATGGTCTAGATACTTTAAGACCATAAATCGAATTGATGGCGCATACTTTCGCAGCAATGTTTGGGGCTGGCGCCCTCTGTGGGGTTTCATCGTAGAAAACTGCGATGAAATCCTCACGGAGAAGGACAATGGTAAAGGCATGTATAATGACGGTCATGAAATATCGTCTAAAAAAGCTAACGCTATTGCTAAACGCTTGATTAAGACGATTGAAGATGGTACGGCGGAACAGTATGTACAAGCCTTCGATGAAATGAAAAATAACACCCCGCTAGAAACATGCGAAATATGCGATGGTACTGGCACTCGAAAAGGTTGGGAAGGTTGGCAGTCTGAAAAAGAGTGGTTGCGACACCACGATAGATTAGAACCGCCTGAAAGACCTGAAATGCAAATTAGCGACTTTCTAAAAAGCAATAAAAAGATGGAAGTCGGATATAAATGGGCTAAAAAGTGCGAAGGTTGCAACGCCTGTCATGGAACCGGCAAGGTAAATGCTTTCTTTTGTCATTATAATATTTCTATTGACGATATAAAGCGATTCCTTCACTTCTGTAAGCACAGTGGTGGTTTCAATATATGGTGATACCTTAAAGTAATACGTTATGCTACGCTCTATATGGTTTTGTGGCAACGGTAGGCAACGGTAAAGCAACGCGTTGCCATTTTGTTCTTTACATATAGAGTGTATAGCGTAGCGTTAGCGTTAGTATTAGTAATAATAAATAACAATAGTAGTAGTATAGTATATAATATATATATACTATATACAAAAGTTCTTAATGTTTAAATGTTTTTTTAAAAACACTTTGAAAAGTATTTTAATAGTAGTAATTTCTTAACATGAAACGGAGTACAAAATGATACCAACAGAACCGACAGTTTTTAAAACATGCTCTTTCAGATGTCCGGAGGAAACTTATAAAAAGTTTAAACTCTTATGCACAATGGAAGAAGTTAGCATACAAGGTAAACTGTCCATATTAATCGAAGAGTATGTAACTAAAACACACACTGCATTCACAACGCTTACAACGAGTTTTGACGATACAAGAAATATACAGCAAGTATCTAACTAGGCTCAACAATGATACTCAAGCCGCTCGTTACAAAGGTAAAGAGCGGTTCTTTCACTCATCAGGTGCTGGTCTATGTACACGTAAGCATTACTATTCTGCCGTAGAGCAAGTTGAAGGAAAATCGTTTGAAGATAAAACTTTGCGCATCTTCAGAATAGGTAATTTAATACATGAAGATATACAGAACGCATTGCGAGAACATGCAGAGCAAGAAGGTATGCGTATCTTCATAGAAAAAGAACTATTCATTGATGAATATAATGTTCGCGGATTCATAGACCTAGCGCTTGTAGAGGATAATGTTATATATGATATAAAAACTTGCAATTCTTATAAGTGGACTAAAATGTTCGGCGCTATGAAAGACAGAAATCCTTCAGTGCAGTACGAAATGCAGCTTGCGACATACGGATTTTGGTATCAAGAAAATTACGGCGAACTTAACGGAATGAAAATTTTATACTACAATAAAAATAATTCTGACATGCGTGAAGTCGATGTACCTATGGTATATTTAGATAAAGCTGACGCATATTGGGAAATGTGTAATGATGTAGTTATCGATAAAGATAAACCGCCTCCTATTAATTTAGGTAATGCACCAGTTTATCAGTGGGAATGCGGATATTGCCAATACAATAATATATGCGAAGGAATTGGTAAGAAGTGGTCGAAGTAAATAACAGGCATGATTTTAATGTCATGCGCAATTCAATAATCAATAAAGGAATATCTACTGAACTTGTAAAGAATCTCAGCGAAAAACAGGTTGAGAGAATATATCACATAGTAAAAGGTTTATGTATTAACAACGATAAAAATGAAAGGACTCGCGATGAGTAAAAACCTGGAACTTTGGTCAAGCGTAGAAAAGACTGACCCGCGCTTTACCACAAAAGTAAATCAAAGAGGTGGCTTTACCGCTATTGGTGCTCAATACCAATTTCGTGAAGCTACTTCAAAGTTCGGTCCATTCGGTATTGGATGGGGCGTTAAAGATGAACATTTCACAAAGTATGAAGATACTGGTTTAGTGCTGTACCAAGCATCACTATGGTACAAGCATGATGACACTACTGGTGAAGTACCAATTCACTCTTCTATTAAATATTATATTGGTAGCAGAGTTGATGATGACTTCGCGAAAAAGGTTGCTACTGATGCACTAACTAAAGGACTATCAAAACTTGGCTTTAACGCTGATGTATTTATGGGGTTGTTTGATGATAACAAGTATGTTAACTCCATGAAGCAGAAATTTAATGGCGGCGGTGATACAAGTGTTGACTGGGAAAAATTAGTTAGAGCTGAAATGAATGGATTAGACACCGCTAATACTGATTTAGTAAACAGCGCCATAACAGATGGCAAAGTTACAGAGTCTAACTACAAAGGCACTATAGAGCGTATTAAAGAACTCAAAAAATCAGCAGTAGTTGAAGAGTGAGCATCATAGATGATTTGGTAGACGATGCGTCTCCAAAGAAATCATATTATGTAGAAGATAGTAGCGCTAAAATTACCGAAGGTACATACCGCGCAAAAGTAGTAGCACTAAAGACAAAACATAATGTAAAAACAAAAACTGGTGTCTACTGCGATATCTATTGGATGAGATATTCCATAGATGCTGAACACCCTGAGTTCGGCGGTGTAGAAATTCGTGATTCTGGTCTATTTAGATTCAAGGGTAACGAAACTCAACGCAATCGCTTCTACAAAAAATTCTTGGAAACTATCGGTCTACCTTTTAAAAAGATAAATGAGGATGGTAAGATTTATTATGAGCTACCTCCGCTTTTAGATGAAAATGTAATTGGTAAAAATGTACAGATAAATGTTTACGAAAACAAATGGGAAAGCGCAAGCGGTATTAAGCGTGAAATGGTTGGAAAAATGATGAAGGTATTGGATTGAGTAGACTATGGGATTTCCGAATGCGTATAGAATACTATCGCACATAAAAAAATATGGATATATAACTGAAAATCATGCTGAGATTATGTACAAAGAGTTATTTGTAAAAGCAAACATACGCATACTGAAACAATTTGGATACAAAATAAAGCGCAGAAAAAATAAAGAAGGAAATAATGAATGGTATTTAAAAGGTTAAAAATATGCAGATAGCAGCACACGCACCCGAAGCTGAGCGAACACTGCTCGGTCAGATACTTGTAGATAATAGCGTTATAGATAAAGTAGGCGAGTATGTTCCTGAGAAAGAGGTTTTCTATGATAAAGCTCATCAGAAGATATGGGAAACCATACAGTCAATGCGTAAAGGCGGAGAAGAGCTCATTGATGTAATAACAATAATGTCAAGAGTTAATAATGATGAGTTTAATGAACTGTCCGCATACTATCTTACAGGTCTTGTAGAAGAAGTTGTAGCTGTAGCCAATGCTGAACAGTATGCTAAAATACTGTATGAGAAATGGCTGTTGCGAAAAGTAATTAAGAAAGCTGACATCATCAAGAACACTATTGATATGCCGCTTGATGAAGCATATAAATCATTACAATCTATAAACAGTGAGATTGATAATGTTCTTAATATGCGTGTACGTGAACGCTTTGATTTAAATACTTTGGTTGACGAAACAGCAGAACACATCAAGGCACATGATAGTTTAATACAATTTGGATATGAAAAATTGGATTCAATGACAGGCGGTATGACTCGTGGTGAAATTACCGTAATAGCCGGACGACCCGGTCATTTTAAATCTACCATGATGATTAATATAGTTCGAAAACTTATTATGACTGATAATAAAGTACTGGTTTTTAATCGAGAAATGAGTAACGTGGAGATGATGAAGAAGCTATTTGTTCTTGAGTCTCAATTATTAAATTATGATAGTCTCCGCTCTGAAGATATGGCAGACTATGAAATAGATGATTTGGGATTAGCTAAAGTATCAATTAAAGAAAATTATCAGAATCTGCTGATGTTTGATAATATGTTTGATATTGAACAGGCGATGCGTGAAATAAAGAAGCACAAGCCTGATGTAGTAGTAGATGATTATATAGGTCTTATAGATGTCTTTGGATTAGATGATAATAGACTGCGTGTTGACTCTATTATGAAACAGTACAAACGGGCATCTAAAACGTACAACATGTGTACAATTCTAGTATCTCAATTAAATAGAGAATGTGAATCACGTGCCAATAAACGCCCTATATTACGAGACTTACGAGATTCCGGTTCTATTGAACAGGATGCTGAAATGGTATTATTTATGTATTACGATTGGCGCTATAATTATATAGACAGCGAGGGTGGAGAAAACGAATTGGAAGTAATACTTGGTAAAAATAGGTATGGTAGAACAGGGAGCGTTGGATTGGGAGTCATTGGAGATAGATGCTCTATATTTGATGACGTTGATACAGCGTTAAAAGATTCTTATAGACTAATTAAAGGGAGAAATAAATATGTCAGTTGACTATGATGGCGATGACGCCACGTTTATTATTAATTGCTTAAAATCTTTAAGAAGTATTATAAATATGAAGTACCTAGATATATATAATAATTCTTCGCAAGTTAAAGTTAAACTAAACAGAGTAATAGATACATATGATACCGCAAATAGTAGAGCTGAGCTAGTTAAAAAAGGACTAATTAAAGAAGAAAAATCAGATGATGTTTATGATGATGAAGAAGCAGCCGCTAATGTCCCTCCAATTTCAGTTGATATAAATTACCTTGAAGAAGATGAGGACACTGCAATCGGAGCATCAATTGTAAAATCAAACAAAGAAGTATCTGGAGTGTTTATGTCTGAAGGAAAAATAGTGGATATAGATTACTTTAAAGATAGAATGAAAAGCGACCAAGTATCACAAGATATTGATAATATAAAACATGATATGCTAAAGATGATGGATAGGATTGACGATACAGAACAATCACTTATCAATCTGAAATATCTCTTAAAAGATAAAAAGGTAAAAACTTCTACAGAAGTTAAGGTTCCCGATATTCATCGTCGCGGTTTCTTAAATGTAGAGGGTAAGGAAACAGAATGACTGAAACAATTTGCATAACTTGCGGTGATGAATTTGATGAATTTAGCGGAGATGTCCACAAGAGAGCATGTATGACATGTATACTTTGGGAAGAAGACCCTGAAGTTATACAACCATCAGGAGTTAAAGTTCCAAGTATTCATAATCGCGGTTTCTTAAAAGTAGAAGGTAGACCTGAAAGACATACTATTAAACAAACAAAGGAGATAAAACTTCCCAGAATTTTGAAAAGGCACAAACCAAATATAGGCGATAAGATAGGATAAAGGATTAATCAAAAATGAAATTAGTCATTCTCAAAAACAAGAAAGGAATAAAAGGAATATTTGCTGGTAATAATGTATCTAATACTTTAGAATTAATATCTCCCATATATGAGTTCAAACCAGCTTATTTAGAAAATCCAACAAGAACTTCTATCCAGTTTAAAGATAAACATTTTGAAGACGATATTGGTCAATATATAAATCATAACTGTAGTCCGAATACCGTAGTTACTACGCTTAATTCTACCGGACCTATAGTTTTAGTTCCAATAAAAGATATATCTAAAGATGAGGAAATCACAATTGATTATAATGATACAGAAGATAAACTGTCACATCCATTTAAGTGTGATTGTCATGGAAAGTTAATAAAAGGGAGAAACTAAAATGAAAAAAATGACAATACGAGAAATTGAAACAATGTTATCAGCGTTAATAAACAAAGTGCATTCGCTCGAGGACAGTCTGTATAAAGTACTGATACCAGGCATGACTGCTTCTATGAATATGTTTGAGATTTATGTGGAGATGAAGGGCGATTTAAACGAATTAGTGGAGAAAATAAATGAGTACACAGAAAAGCGAGCGGCGAAAGAATCACAAAAAACAGGGGAAAAGGAACAGGCAGAGGGGAGCGGAGCTACAAAGACAGGCAGTAAGCTTAGCTAAAGAATTTGAACTTGAAGCTTATAACAGAGACAGGGGCGGAGCGCAGCATGAAAAAGGGGATGTTGAAATAGAAGATAAATTTTACGGATGCAAGAGACGCAAGGTTGCGCCAAAGTGGATATTCCCAGAGAAAGAAGAAGTGGGTGTTATATTCAGAGCAGAGTATAAGCCGCCATTTATAGCTGTACCACTTGAACACTATATGCTTCTCCTTTCTCTTGTAAAGAAGGAATTTTTCAATGAAAAATAAAAACTATAGTAATACCTTAACAGTCGATTCCGCTATAAAACTTTACGAGAAACTTCTGAAATCAAAAAGGATAAAGTATAACGGAGCGGCTCATAAGCGGTTGCTCATGCTATACGATTACAGATGGCAGAAAAAAGAATTTAGGTGTAATGATGACTCCGTCTAACTTTGATATAGATTTACAGTTTGGTAAAATATATGAAGATAAAGTACGCGACATATTCGAAGGAGATGGTTCTATTGAAGTTAAAACTGAAAGAGATATATGGGTTACAACAGGCAACATGGTATTGGAAATACGCCATAATGGTAATCTTAGCGGGCTTTCCTCTACTAATGCTAAATGGTGGATGCATGTATTTACTATTGATGGAGATGTAAAATTCTCAATTATGTTTAAGGTAGAAACTTTGAAAAAGTATGTTAAAAAATTAATCGGAATGAACATGGCGAAAATCGTCACTGGCGGTGATGACGACAAGTCTGAGTTAGTATTAATACCAGTAAAATATATGGTAAGCAAGGCATGGATATAATTGATAAAGTAATACTTGGCGATGCTAAAAAAGTTTTGTTTGACTTTCCTGAAAAGTGCGTCGATACTTGTGTTACTTCACCTCCGTACTGGGGCTTGCGTGATTACCAAACGTCTACATGGGTTGGCGGCAATGAAAATTGTTCCCATAGAACCAGTAGAGATAGACGCGGGGAGTATGGCGGTAAGCAGGAAACCAACGTAGGTTCAGTAGTAGGCTCTCGGGATATAAAAGTGAATGGCGCATGCCCCATGTGCGGAGCTATACGTAAAGACTTACAGATAGGACTTGAACAGTCACTTGATGAATATGTTGGTTCTTTAGTTGAAGTATTTGAAGGAATACGATACACTTTAAAAGATGAAGGAACTGTCTGGCTTAATATAGGTGACAGCTACGCAGGTTCTACAGGTCAATCTGGCGGTGAAGGCATGAGTACAAAGAATGATATGCATGTTAAGCATGGTTCTGATAAAGCTTTACGACCAGCTTCTGTAGCTGGTTTGAATGCTAAAAATTTAATAGGTGTTCCTTGGCACGTAGCTCTAGCTTTACAAAAAGTTGGATGGTACCTGCGCTGTGATATCATATGGGATAAACCTAACCCTATGCCTGACCCTGTGCTAGACAGACCAACGCGTAGCCATGAGTACCTATTTTTATTTTCAAAGAATAAGAAATACTATTATGATGTTGATTCTATACGTGAACCATACACAGAAGATATAAACAGATGGGGCGGTGAAGACCTAGACGCCAATGGAAAGTCTATATGGGACAAAGGTACAGGTCAGAATACATACCGCGATAGGAAACTACGACCAAATCCTCTCGGTAAAAACAAACGCTCGGTATGGCGAATAAATACAAGACCAACGCCAGAGGCTCATTTTGCCACATTTCCCCCTGATTTAATAATACCGTGTATTAAAGCAGGAAGCCCTAAAGATGGTTTGGTAATGGACCCATTCATGGGTAGCGGTACTGTAGCAGTAGTAGCAAAAAGATTAGGTAGGCACTACACAGGTGTAGAGCTTAATCCTAATTATCATAAGATAATAAACAAACGAACATGTCAACGGGAGTTGTTCATATGAATAAAGAAAACAGGGGCGCATTGTTTAACAATCGCCACAAAGAAGATGGTGACAAAAGACCTGACTTAACAGGTGAACTAAACGTAGAAGGTAAAGACTTCCGCATAGCCGCTTGGAAGAATACTTCTAAGAAAGGCTTGAGTTATCTGTCACTATCAGTAGAAGAACCAAGAGCGGACACTAGAAGTTCCGATGAAGAAAGCTCAAAAGTCCCGTTTTAAATGGCGCTACGCGTCACCTGAGAAGCAGGAAAAACGCAGGTACGAGCTATATAGCCAGTTCGCCTTAGCGCAGTGCCACATGGGTGTTAAAACTACCCTTGATACTAAAGACAAAATAGTTGGTTGCACTACTTTGGCGAACTGTTCTATAGAAGATTTTGAAAAGCTGATTCGTGAACTTAGAAAAATGTTCAGAAATGGCGACTATAATCTTTACCCCAAAATACAAATCACGCAAGACGATGAGTAAAATATATAATGAACAGGAAAATATTGACAGATACGATGAGCTTGAAAATGGCTGGTGGTGGTACTCAATACTTCGTAATCCGCCCACGTCAAGAGGGCGACAATCTGAGCCTGTAAAGTTTAGATATGGTAATGTATATCTTAAATCTATAGCTCCGCTGCTATGTGATAAATGCGGATATACATGGACACCAGTAATAAATAAATTTAAAAATATTAAAGCATCTATAATACATGAGGGATTCCCTAAATACAAACTCCGCAAGAAAACTTGTGAGTTCTGTAAACTACGTTTAAAAGATGATTAATGTATTAAGGTATACTGACACTCGAATAATACATAAAAGTGTCGTTAAGGGGCAAAATACAGCCAAATAAGGCTATTCTAGGTTTCACTTTGGTTTCCTATTTCTTAGTATAGGAGGCAGGTTACTAAGTTCTTCTCCTTTTAAGAACAATCTCTGTAAATTATCTAATTCTTCAGCGTCTATATTTTTACGCAAATTATCTATGAGTTGATGGAAAGCTTCCTGATGAGTGCTAAATTCCTCTCTATCCCAAAGTCTTTGTTGAAGTTCAGGGTTCGCATGAAAAGCTTCATGAGGAGCACCATAACTTATTTGTGATTGACGAACATTTTTATGATAAGGATTATAAAAAAAGGCAGTATCAGGTGCAATTGTAGCATCTTTTGCGTAGCGGAGTTCACCAAAAAGCTCACCCCTCTCACCAAACGACTTCCACGGCTGTGAACGCATTGTTTTATACGGCACTAACCCTCCAGGAGCATCGCCTATGGAAAGTTTATTTAGTAGATTATTTATAACGCGAGAACCTTCTCTTATTTCTCTTTTTTTGTGGGGAGCTTTATTATATGCTAAAGCTTCGCCTATAATCATTGGTGCTAGTTTATCTTTTAATAGCATTTCTATAATCATCTGATAGCTGGGGGCATGTAATGGAAAAAATGTTTTACCCCTATGACGCACACCAGGAGTTCCATACTGTTCGTCTACTGATTGATAAATTGAGTAATCATCAGGAATATTAACTCTTGTATCATCTGGTTTAGTTATATAACCGCCACCCTGTTTCTTAGTAGTTTTAGTGAAAGGTGTAGATTTGCCTTCGAGTAATTTTATTAATGTTCTATATAAATTTTTAGTATTTATATCATGTGCTGGCGATGACCAGCCATATTTTTCTACATGTTCCATCCCACGTAAGAGAGTTTTATCTAAAGAATATCTAGCCTCTTCAATAGCTTTTGATTTTGGTGTCTTTATTATCATTTCGTCAAGTTTTAATACTATATCCTGCAATTCTCTATGAGGAGCGTCTTTATATTTAGGTCCGCCAACCATCGACTCTATTTCTGCCATTTTTTTAGATTCTGTTGGATTTAATCTGCCAAGCTTAAAATCTCTTTGCTTTCTAAGATAAGCGAAAAACTTTTCTTCCTCTTTTGGATTAAAAACTGTTGTAAGTTTTAATTGCTGAATTATATTTTTCCACTCAGATGAACCCGGTTTTATCTGAGAACTTATTAATTTACCAGCTTTTCCAACCGGAGGAGCAGCTGCCCACTCTAACATACCAAGACCTGTACCTTTTACTTCTGGTTCGTATTGTTTGCTTTCTTCATATGATTCTATTATATTATCTATATAGCTATGAGCCATCTCTGGCATAGTAGGTAAGTCTTCAGATGTTTCATACTTACCTTTAGATAATAATGATAATAATGTTCTAGGTGGCATATTATCTCCAGTAATACTTACTTCTATATTGGTTAATAGCTCTCCAGAAATCCTGTTTCTTTGTTCTATAGAGCCTATCTAAATTTACCTCTTCTTTATAATCTTCATCATTAAGTTTTGATAAATATAAATTATACTTAGTTGTTCTTTCTCCACGCTCTCTACCTCTCCAGCTACTAGCTATAGGACGCTGTTTACTTATAATAGATTTTAATATACCTTTAGCTTTACGCTCTGCTAGTCTATCGTCTAAAGCTAACGCTGTACGCTCTCTTTGAAGCTGATGTGTTATATATGCTAGTGCTGAATAGTAGGCTTTAGCTTTTTCTTCATTATCTTCATACCAAAATAAATCTCTTATATGTCTGTAAAATGGAGTACGTTTAGTTAGAGCATCATTTGAATCTATAGGCGGGTTCCAATCTTTAAAGTAAGCGTCTGTAAACTGTCTCTGTCTACGCTTAGAATCTTTATATCGTTTACGAGTATCAGCTGTAGCATTTTCTACAATTCTCATAGTTCCGCCAATCAAAGATACGGTACGTTTACTTAAATCTTTAACCCCATCCCACGGTCCCTTCTTACCTTCTGCTATATTCATCGCTTCACGATATACATCAGTCATATTTCTAAAGACTACTGGAGTATATACATCAACAAATCCTTCTCCATACTCATCAAAAGCATTGCTTATAATACCCAATCCTTCAGCCCGTATCAAATTAGACCAGTAACCAGCAGGAGCGTCCTTAAATTGATTTTTACGTTCTTCGTCAAATAGATAATAGTATGTAGAATATAAAGCACTACCTGCACCCATAGATAACCCTACATATTTCATCATTGGGAATATGTTACCATCACGCGTAGCAGGTTTCATAACATTATTAACAATATTATTGGTCATGCGATAAGCTATACGGTAAAACAATGTCATAGGTCTAGCCCAATCTTTACCCATCCATAATGGAACATATGGATAATCACCTACACCCTGAGTAATAGTATGAGCCATATCAGCAGCGCGATGTAACTCTTTTTCGCCGTAACCCCTACTACCACCACCTCTACGCTCTACCATATTTGCTACTTCTTTCGGAGAAAATTTAAATACATCCATTAAGATATGCCTAGAAGTAGTGCGTCTTGGAGCGAGCAATTTATCTCCCTTGCCTGCAAGATTATCCAGATGAATTTCAAGAGTTCTATGCGCCATAGCAGATGATACAATTCTGTTAGCCATTTCTGTTGGCTGCATTAAACCCGGAGCTCGTATCATCCTTAGAATAGGATTGGAAGATAAATATAAATCGTATACACCTGTGTATCGCGCACCTATCTTTGTAGCAAAATGTTTTGCTTGAGCCCAATCACCTGTTGATAAATCCCAATATGTTTTGAGTAAATCACGTATTTGAAAATGTGTAGCTAATTGTACTTGACCCAATAAGATATTCTTAAAACCGCTTATAGGAAAAGATAATCCTATAGACGCACTGGCTCTTGTAACTTTACTAACTGCCCCTGACATCATCTTTGCTACTGGACCTCGTTCAGATATATCCTGACCCATTACCATCTCTTTTACCACACGTTTTGCATATCGTTTATAGAAATCGCCAACCTCTCCTCCGCCAGATTCTTTATATAATTCATCTAATTTTCTTACTAACGGTCCTTTGGTTAATCCTTCAACACCCTCAAAACTATAATAAGCAGCAGTAGACCTGGATGTTCGTTCAGAATATTTACGCATAATCTCTGGAAAGTCTAAATCATAAACCTGTAATACTTTATCAATTTTTTTACCAGCTACAGTATCTCCAACTTTATAAACATCGCCTTTTTCATTTATAACTCTATCAACCTTTATTCTTTTTAAACCTCCATTAGGCAATTTATTGAAAAACATATGAGTAGGCAGATTGGCAATCCTAGTCCACATCTGTCCAAATACTTTATTATTTTTGAATAATCCTTCTAAATCCTTAACTTCATTTAAAGCCAAGTCCATAGCTTCACGCAAACTTATTTGACCGGTCCGCAACTTTGCCTCAATCTCAGGACTAGATTCTATTATATCATGCAACACAGCATCTTTTAATGAAGTATTTTTGTACAGAGCTTTAAAGAAATCATCAGTAATCATACGTGGAAAATAATTTTCATTATATGAATTATTCTTTACCTTTTCAATAGTATATTCCACAAGTCTTTCACCTTTAACTTTTGGTACATATTCTCTAGTATATACTACTGCTTTATTCTTATCGCCACTAACTAAATCACCTAACTCACCCTTTATTATACCCATAATCTGGTCTTCAGGTGAAAAATCTCTCTCATCTTCCAGGCTTTTAATTTCTTCTATTATACCGCTGCCCTTCTTACGTTCCATAATCTTGCCTATTGGTATATCTCCCTTACCTTCTTCAGTAATTATGGTTTTACCGCCTTCATCTATAATTCTTTTTTTATTGTACTGTACCCGTAATACAGGCTCAAGCTTTCTACTACGCGCATTTTTAATTAAATAACCAGCCTGAGATTGTGCAATAAACATAGAATCAAAGTAATCACGAAGTAATTTTGAAGCCTGCTCTACATTTGTAACTGTATATTTTGTTCCATCAGGCAACTCTTCTACAGTATGCTTACCTGAATTCTTTTCTAACCAGTTCTGATAGCTTTTACCGCTTCTCAATGCAACATACTTTTCATCCATATGAATAGCTAAATTATGCCAGTCTTTAGACCCAATAAGTTTTTTGATACGTTTTTCTACTTCTTGAGTAGCGCCCATCATAACACGATACACCTGTGAACCGCGTATCATACGACGAGAAATCCAAGTACCAGCAGGTCCCATCCACTCTAAAATAGTATGTATTGGGAAAGCACCTGTTGTTTTTGTAAGAATACGTCTCGCTATTGGACCCATACCTTCGCTCATTACCGATGAAGGTATAACAGTATCTGTATCTTCAGGTAAAAAGTCAAATCCTTTCTGTGCTTCAAACCTTGAGCGAAGTTCTTTTATCTCCATTGAATTAAGAAGATTTATATCACCAGTAGTATTATCCGGAAAATATAGTTTAATCAATTCTTTTTGTACACTACCAACATCCGTAGTCTTTTTCATGATTTTTTTAATATCTTTTAAACTAGCAGTCCAATCCTGATATTCAGGACTTCCTGACATATTATGCACAACTTCATGCTGCATTCTTTTTGCTTCTTCTATAGACTTTAAACCTTCGGAACCACGCCAATGAGCATCAGCCCACGCCTCTGCTTCTGCCTTTGTAGAAAATCCAGTTTTATGATACGGGTCCATAATATGCGGTGCTATAAACGAAACCCATTTTGTTCCATATTGCTTCTTATATGTCAACTTAACTTTAAATGGCGAACCAGTACTAACACCCATATCACCATAACGCTGAGATACAGACTTATTAAATTTTGCATCAATCGGTAAATCATCTATACCCATTTCTTTAGAGACAACACCAGCTCGATATACAGTGCGCTTCTTCTCAGCACCTACCCTATTTAATGTAACGTACTCTACTTTCTCAGGTCCTTTAACTCTTGTTACTTCAAATACATCTGCATTCGTAAGGTCTCCTGTAGCCTCTGTATTAATTTGTTGAGGTTTTAATTTTTTACCCAAGATAACTTCATCGTATGTACCAACGTATCTACCTATACCTGCTTCTGATGTACTGAAATTTCCCTCACCTTCATATAAGGGAATACGTACATAATCTCCAGTTTCATAACTGAGCCCTTCAACTCTTACAGGTTCTGATAATCTAGCAGGAAACATTTCAGATATTTCTTTTTCAATCTCAATATTTCTTTCATTTAAATCATTAATATTTCTTTCGAGTTTATCTTTCACCAATCTTGGCATTGGTTTTGCAATTCGAACAGTACCTCTTTTTAAACGTTTTTTAATATTTAATAC